AATCAGGATCATGAACAATATCCGCCAAAGCTGTTACGGCTGGGCTGACGAGTTCAAGCTCTCGGACTCGGGTTTCAAGTTCAGCAATGCGCTGGTCCTTTTGCGCCGTCGCCTCACGGTATTGCTGCTCCAGAGCTTGTCTTGCTTCGGAGTATTTTCCTTGGGATTCAAGTTCTGCTTGTTCGGCTCGTCGCTTGAAATCGAGCAATTCATTGATGTCAACTCCATCTGGCAATTGCTCAGCCATTTTTTCGTACTTCCTTAGCTTCCGCTTTTCATCAGCAAGCTCTTGATTCTTCAATTCCAACATTTCAATGCTTCGCTGTAGCGCCTGAGTATCAACCACAGGAGCCGCAGGAGCCTGTGCTTCTTTTTCTTCGGACATACAAATTGGTAGGTTTAGCCTTAACTATACTACCAAGTATTGATCATTCTGTCAGCTTTTATTGATCAAGCCCATTTGCGAGTGTTACGCGATCTTCCATAAGCAGAATTCATTCCAGATCGGGTTTGAACGCGACTTTGCTTACTCGCAAGCTTATTGGCTTCAGAATCCCAACCTTTTCTTGCGGCGGAATTAACAGTATTGCGAACGGCAACAGCAGAGCCTCTTGCCTTCAAGCGCATTGAAGCCTTGGAAGCACTTGGCCCTTTAATTTGACTTCCCTGGCCGCGTGTAATTGGCTTTCCTGCTTTTTTTTGGGGGGCTTTGCAGCGGCTTTCCCGCCTCCACCACCTTTGCTGGAAAAACGGCCTCCTTTGTCACGATATGGATTTGCCACGCTTGGCCCTTGACAACTCAACGTATTCTACTCAACCGCTTTTGACCTTCTAGTGCGCTTTGGCTTCTCAACTGGTGCAGCCGGTAATGCATCACGCCATTCCTCGACATTTGCTAAAAGGCTAGCGCCATCCGCTGTTGCCCATCCTCGATCTGTATAAATTGCCGAAACCCAAGTTTCGCCAACCAATGCTTCAACTGGATCAGAGTTGATCGTGAAAATACCGCGATTTTCAAAATGACGAAGATTAGGCAGGCCCATACCGTTTGCGGAGCTGTTCTAATGTTACCTCAGAACCATCATCACGAACCAGTTTTGCCATTGCATCACGCGGACCATATTTCTCGGATAGCTTGTTGAAGTAACCTACCTTTCCAGCACCTATTGCTTCAGCTTGCACCTCACGGGATTGATTAGATAGCCACTCGCCATAACTTTGGTTGATTGGCACTGGACCATTTTTGCTGGCTCGTATTGCAATAGTGGAAGGCGGCAGAATGTCTGAATTGATAATTGGCACCGTTGTGCTGCGGCAATTAAAATGCTGTGGCGGCAATGGGCCTTTACCATATTCAAATTCACGGCCATCTAGCGCAGCACATCTTGCGCTAGTGCGGCTGTCTAGAGTTGCAACATATCGGTACTTTTCAGTTATATCTTGATTTGCTTCATAAACCTGTTGGCTGGCGGCATTAGCAACTTGATTGATGCTAGTTCGCACGAGAGCCATGATTTGATGATTTGCCATTGCCGTCAACTGGCCACCTGCTGCCGCTAATTGACGCACAGTTTTTGCTTCTTCGCCAAATATTAGATTTCCAATCAATCGCTTTGCAATGCTTTGTGTTGTTTCACCTGTCAACAAGCCTTGCCGCACTAATTGATTAAAATTTTGCGCCTGATCAACGGCAATGCCGCGAAATGCTTTGCTGATGACTTCACCATTGGGCAAGGTAATTGTTGTGCCTTGAGCGGCTGTAAGGCTAAAAGTTTGCGGGGCACCTTGAACAGCCGAAAACAAATCATCAGAAAGCGCCACTACATTTAATTCTGTCGGATCTGTTGTGACAACAGATTGCGCAAACTGCGGACTAATTTCTACAGTGCGAACTGCATTAGCAGCGCCAGGCGGCAATGCACGTTCCAGTTGATCAGCAACAAATTGGGATTGTAATTCCGCTAATCCCTGCAATTCAGGCACCATCAGCTCAGTTGCATCGCCAGCCCAGGTGCCAAGTGATTCCTTGAGTTGCGCCAAAATAGCGCGCAACCTAGCCGCCTTTACAGGTGCTGAAAATTCATCAATTACGCGAAGTTGATTAACCGCGTCAATGATAATATCATTGTATGCATTGATTATACGTCGCGCTACACTATTGCTATAGCGGTTTAGATCAATTGCATTTCGATATAAAGATTCTGGCGTTGTCATGTCGGTATGCCCAGATCCTCTGGCCGATATGAAGAGCTAATTGTCACATTGGCACCCTTTATTAAAGCCGTGCTTACAACCGCATGGAAAGTGGCATATCCGCTATCGCCATCTTCAAGCAAAATCATTTCATCAACTTCTTTTGGTTTCCCTTCAGAAAACCAACTAAGGCGCACAATAGCCAACACTTCATCTGGAAGAGCCGCAACTGTATAACTCAGTTGTGCCTTACGCGGCTTCTTGGGTTCCAGCACTATCATTACTTCGATTAAGAAGCTGATTACTTTGTCGAGCAGATGGTAGATCCAGTCCCGCATTAGCCGTTGCCTCTAGTTCTTCATCAACATCAAAATCATCACCCAGAACATCCCCCTCCGCTAGTTCGCGCAAGAGTGTTTCTTGTGTGATGGTGCCTGCAGTGTAAAGCTGCAGCAGGCTAGAAATATCGGCAGGTTCAAGGCGGGTGCCAAGAAAGTCTCGATTGACGTAACTGCTTCCAGCCTGTTCCCTCCCGCCAAGGAATTGCGAGTGGAGTTGCAGGCAATTGTCGATCATGTCTTGCATGTTCTGAGCAATCACCATCATTGTGCTGTCGCCTTGGCTGCGGTCAATTCGCTTTGCTTCAGCAGTTTCAGCCGATAGCTTTTGACCCAAAACTGCTGATAGGCCGAGTTCATTGATTTGTGTTGCCAGTTGCTCTAGCCGCTGAAATTGATATTGAAAGCTTGAGCCGCCAGGTTCAATGTATTCAGCGCGGCCATCAGCAGGGAATGCAATTGCCTCCCCAGGTCCGGCTGATACTTCCTCAGCGGAACTGGGAAACCCATAAAATGCCAGCATTGGCACTGCGGAAATATGCAATTGATTATCAAGGTCGGATTGCACTTGATATGTTTTTAAGTTCAGCTCTGCAATATCTTCCAGTGGCGGCCTGGATTCCATAAAGCCAAGACGGCTTGCATATGCAATGCTGAATGGAATTTCACTAATGCTTGTGCGGCCTTCATCTACCAATTTGAATTCACCTTTATCGCCCTTTTGATGAATTTGATACTCGCCTGGCGTTAGCACACGAATTTGCTCAACAAGTTTTTCGCCATATTCACCATCGGGCACACTGGCGACTTCCTGAAGCCGAAGCATTGTCAATTGCTGCTTACCTTCTTTTGCCTCACTGCGCCATCCCAAGATTTGTCTTGGCGTGTACGTTACCCAATAGGGCCGACCCCCATCAGCCGGTGCATCCACCAATGTACCAACATGGCCATAACGGACCATTTTGCGCGTTGTTTCATAAGTCCAAACATTTAGATCGTTGCCTTGAAGGTCAACATCAAAAAGATGTTCACGGATAATGTCTGAAATGTCCTCCAACCTAACCGGCTTGCGTGTCAGCATTCCAGCCAAAAGGCGCTCTAGCCTTTGGTAGTAAGGCGGGCAAACACTACGCGCAAGGCGATTGTCATATGATTCATCCTGTTCACGCGGCTCTTGAGGCAAATAACGGCGATGCTTTTTGCGCATTCCGTAAGTGCCTTGCAGCAAGTCTTCAATCAAGATCCAATGCGGCTCCTGCAATTGCCAGGCCATATTGGGATCATTGATCTTTGTGGCCGTGCGTTGGGCCAGCGGTCGGTTGTAGCTCCGTTGACCTGAATACACAGAAAGTTTGCCCACTTGTAATTAGTTTAAGGCCCGCCAAGCATTTAGCGGGCCAGGGCTAATCAACCAACCGCAGTCAGAGTGATTGAATTGCGGCCAAGCTTGATTTCAAACTCAGCGCCAGGCTCATAACCCAGTTCGCGCAGATAACCTTCGCCAACCGATAGTTTGCCATTAAATTGAACCTTTGCTTTATAGCTAAGGCTGCGACCAGACTTTTTGGCAGCGCCGGTCAATACAATGCCTTTTGCTTGAAGCAGAGCATCATAAAACTGAGCAAAGCACAGCCGATCATTTTTGATGTAGCCGCAAGCACGGACCAGATCACTCTTATTGGCATCGCCAAGTTCCTTGACTTTGGCAAGTAGTTCAGAACCCGTAAGCATTTGATGGGGCAAAGTGGTGGACGTGATCAATATACCCTAATTCCAGTCCCCTGACCAGCCCTCTGGTAGAGCGGATTGAATTCGCCAAGTATCAGATAGCCGAGGCCATCAGTCCAGTGTTCAATGTTGGCGGTCTTGTCAATCACATAATCTTCGGCGCCTTGCTTGAAGGTAACATTCTTTAGGGCTTTAATTGTGTGCTTGCAGCGGGGATGCACAAATAGCTTGAGATGACCATCAGCCGTGCGAATCATCCAATTGGTCGCATTGATTTTGTCTTTTACCGCCCATGGCGCCTTTGGACTTACACAACCAAATCCTGCACGGCGAATAATGTCATGATCAGTTTTACCAGCCGATGAAGTTTTCCTGGCGGAACCTGTTGGGTCTGGATAAGCAATAATTTTGCGATCTGGAAATCGCTCTTTAAGCATTTCACAGACTTCATCAGTATTGGATTGTTTAACCGCCAATTCATCCCAGATATGCAGCGTATCGCCAACTCTGCTGCCAAGCACACCGGCCATGATGCTGACGTTGAAGTCAGTACCCCAAAAGATCGGGCCACCTGTATCTTTTACATTTTCGGAAATATTGTCATCAGCAAATCCAGGGTAGACGCGGCCAGATAGTGTTTCAAAACTCGCTAGATATTCCTGCCGAAATGTTCTTTCATCAAGTGTGCGTTTTGCGGATTCAACTTCTTCTTCAGAAACATTGCCGCCATCAATAGTGGTATATGAGAATGAAGTCCAATCGTCTTGACCTTCAGCTTGTTCCCATAAATCATGAAACCAGTTCAATCCAGCCGGTGTTGTAATGAACCATGCTGGCCCGCCTTGATCTGATAGCGCAGGCCGCAATACCATTTCCCACGCTTCTTGGCGAACGTAAGCCGCTTCATCAACAACAAGTGCAGACAATGAAACGCCGCGTAAAGAGTCAGGATTATCCGAACCCTTAAGCGCCAGGATGCTGCCATTTTTTAATTCAACAGTTAATTCAGCTTCATTTTTTGTCAGGAATACTTCGGCTGGCACCATTGCACGGAGTTGCCGCCATGCAATTTGCTTGGCCATTCGATAATTAGCTGTAACATACCAACACAAACTGCCAGGCTTTTCCATCGCCCAGTTGATCAGCCGCGTAATGCAAAGGTAAGTTTTGCCAAATCGACGGCCTGAGCACAAAAGCTTGAAACGCTCAGGAGCGTCATATACAACCTTTTGCGGCTCAGTTAAAGTTTTGTATAAATTTTCAGGGAAATTGCGGAAGTCATATTCTGGATCCTTTGCAGGCAGCCGTGGTTCAAGAATGCAGCCTTGTGGTCGGCCATCCAAGATGCTCATTAAAGATCGGCCAATTTTGCCAATGCATTAACGGCACCTAAGGCGACCGCTAGATTTCCTGATCGTCGAGCTTCCATTTGGATGGAGCTGGCTTGCGCCATGAGTTCCGCTGCAAATTGCGC